AGTGACCCCAGCAATAGTGTAGTCTAGCGTATTGGCATCGAAATAGGTTAGCAGGTAACTGCCGTTGAACGAAGTGTCCAGTCCAGCAATCGGCCATTCTAGAGTCCCTACCCCATTCCGTACCTCACCCCAGCAATTCTAGTTCAAACGTCCCTACGTCGATCCTGAGAGCATTTAGAGGCATCCTGCACAAGTCCCCTTGACACGTTGTAAATTATCTTGCAGTGAATGTCCCTATGCGTGGAGATTCATATCAACTACAGGGTCAGATGGGTGCGCTTACAGCCACTGGTTCGCAAACACTTACTGGTAATTTTCGTTGGATTCTAGTTGCGTCTGATGCCGTGATTACTACCATGACTGGGAATGTGCTTGGTCACACTGGTTCGGCTACAAACACTTCTCTTGCTGGCATCACGTTGCCTGCTGGGTTTGGCTTTGGTGGTATCATCACGAGCATCACGATCACTTCTGGCACTATCTTGGCCTACACCCTGTAATGTCTCAATTCCGGTCAGTTGGTGGCCTAGATGATCCGATTTCCGATGACGGAGATCGTGGCTTCATGGGTGTTAATCAGCGGATGCAGCTTAATCAGTTGCAGCCCGGAGAAGTGCGTGAGTCCCTTAACGGGAGAATGGATGGGTTCTGGAAGCCTCGCAAGGCAGTGGTATCAAGAAGTCAGGCTTTGACTGGTGGTGGTAACCCATTGAATTTGCCATTCTTCATATTCGATACGATATTTAAAGCTATCACGGCAGTGTCGTATACGGCCACACCAACACCCAAGGTTACCATAACTGTTGCGTCTCACGGCTTGGTTGTTGGGGAGGTTGGGAATGCTGCCATCACCGGACTGACATTTACAGGAACTGACAACAATGGCACTAAATCGGTCACAGTTGAGAGTAGTTCACTGCTTTCATTCCCTGTTACTGGCATCACCGATGTAGTCTTGGGAACAACTCCTAGAATTTCACAACTGCTAATCAACGACACTTCCGCAGCGGATGTCCGTGCGTCTTGCTTGTTTAGTGATCCAAATGAAAGCAATCAGGAATACATTATTGTTGCGCTGAACACGTTTGCTCAGAAGATTAATCTCTCTACGTACGAGCCATTGGTTATCCCTTACCCTCCGGGAGCTTCCGTGGGCGAGGGCACAGACATGATTCAGGTGTTTGACAAGGTGATGCTTTTCAGGAAAGGAATGCAGGCTCTTGAGTGGTATCCAAATGGAAGGCCAGTGCTACTGGCATCGCAATCAGGTACTCTTGTGACAATGACGGTTGAAGAGCACGGGCTATCCTCTGGCGCTACAGTGGTTATCGCGGGGCTTACAGGTGGTGTTCCAGCCAATGGAACATTTGTGGTGACTGCGACTGGTCAAGACACATTCACGTATACGTTCACATCACAAAGTGTCCCATCATTTGGAGTTGTTGAAGCAACGATGACTGACGGATTCACGGTATCTCCCGGTGGGGTATACACTCAGCCGCAGATATTTATCTGCACTGGAACACAGGTTTCGGCGACAGGGGGACTTGTATCTTTGACTGTAACTGGAAATTTGACTATTGCCACCGGAGATCCAATTGTAGTCTACGAAAACACTATTCCAGCACTTTCTCAATTATTGGGGAATGAGTATCAAGTGTTCTTTGCCAGCACTACAAGCATACAATTTTACGCGCCAGTTGGTAACATATCGAGCTCAGTAGGTTCTAATCAGATTCAAGTTGGTGGCAGATTCTCTGTTGGTGGAGGGTTCATGCATCAACCCGGAGCACCGTGGGGAACTTATTTCCAAAGAAGACTGTGGGTTCCTTATTATTATGATCAATCTGGGCCTTATAACGCTCCGATTTACAAAAACAGGAAAATCACTGACGAAGTATCAGCTTCAGATATTCTCGATACCACGACATTTGATAAAATTGAAAATCAATTTAGAATTACTGGCGGCACTTCCGATTTCGTTGTTGCCATGCATGGATTCTATGATGATGGTCTTGTTGTTTTGAATAGAAACAGCTTGCATATCGTTGCTAACACACAAGGGAGCTTGTCTGACACGATTGTAAAAGAACTTACAAATGAAGTTGGCTGCCTAGCTAGAAAGACAGTAATCATGCAAGGTAGCAATATGCTGTTTCTGTCGGATAATGGTGTGTATGCGCTGACATTCCAAGACATGTACAACTTGCGTGGTGTTGACGAACCATTGTCAAAAGTAATCCAGCCATATATTGACCGAATCAATAAATCCCTTGCTGACAAAGCGGTTGCAATTTACTACAACAATAGATATTATCTATCGGTGCCTCTTGATTCATTTGACGGAGCAAATGACGCATTGGGCAACAATGTAATCCTGGTATTTAATTTTCTAAATAAGGCGTGGGAATCACTGGATACGTATGGAGACAGCGGATTCTACATTACGAACTTTATTGTTGCTGGAGCTGGAGCGAGAGATAACCTTTACGCCGTCACATCCAATGGTGGTTTGCATCAGATCGATGCATCAGATAGCCCAAATGACTTGTTGAGCATTGCGTCTGCAGGTGGATTGCGAAAAAGTATTCCCATCAATGCTGTCCTTACAACTCGTGGTTATGACTTGAATTCATTGGGAAGAAAAAGGTTTACAGACGTTCAAATTCAAATGCAGAATCTGACAGAAGGTTCTGGAGAGGGTGAGTATTCAATTTCATTTTCTGCTGAAGACCCTGATAATGCTCAAATCATTGGAACGACAACTGACTTCTTAAATGGAGAGGTTCTGTCTCCATCATATTCTGGTGAGGCTGAAACTGCAAATGTAAGAGCAAGACTTGGAGGGATAAGAGGGTACACTGGAACAATTATTTTGACAAGGACACAAGGATCACCTAAGATCCATTCAGTAAGAGTTTCTGGATCTGAAACAAACAGGCAAATAATTTCACAAAAATAAAAATATGGGAGTATTAGACACATCGTACACATTTGATAATAATGATACTATCACGAGCACTAAGATGAATAACATCATTGATCAGAGTTCATTTACTTCCGGTGCTATTTTCGGTGACACATTGGAATTGATCTCTGGACAGTTGAAAGTCAGGGCACTTGGAATTACTTCTTCTGAACTTGGGGCCAACGCTGTTACTACGGCAAAGATTACTAACAATAATGTAACTAGTCCAAAGTTGGAAACCAACATTTCAATTGCTGGGACGCTTTCAGTTGCTGGGACATCGACACATACGGGTGAGTCCATATTCACAAATGGTCTTGTTGTTGGAACGGCATCGTTTCCAGTACCTAGTGGTTCTGGCTCACTGTACGCAGCGCGAGCATGGGGAAGATTTAATGCGACATCAAGTGGTGGAACATTAGTTAATGGACGGAATATAGCATCAATTTCAAGAACTTCCATTGGAAAATACGTGATCACATTTACTTCTGGAACAATACCTACAAATCCAGCAATTCTAGTAACGTCTTCCGCAATCAATTTCATTACTGCAAGTTCCAGTTCTTCTGTTAACTTATCTTTTCTTAATACCTCAGGAACGATTGTTGATCCCCTTACTATTCATATTGCGGTTTTTGCATAATAATAAATGAGTCCGCTTCATTCAGCAATATCGATTTATGCAGAGCACCTGATTGATTTCAATTACGAACTTGAATTCCACCTGCTTCATGGAATTGTATTCTCCGACGACAAGACGTTCATGTTTGCCATCCCATGCGATATTGAAAACCCAGAGATTCCAGTTCCGATTGACAATGCAAACTGTATCTTTTTCTCAATGCTGGCGGGTGATATGAAGCACGCAATGGAGGTGTTTCAAGACCGATTTGACTTTATCGCATTTAAGAGACAGTTTAAAAATTCTAATCACACAAGATTCTATTCTTACTCGCAATTTCACAAAAAACTAAAATAATATTATGGGAGGATCAACCAAAGTACCAAAGCCAAAGGAGCCAGATATTGGACAAGACATTTCCAAGTATGTGGCTGGATACAGGGAAGCATTGCCAAGGGTAATGCGTCTTGAGCAACAGTATCGCCCTCAGTTTGGAGCGTTGAACCTAGCTGACATTGGTCAGTATCAACAAGGACTCCAAGCACTACAGGGTGGTGCTACTGCCACTGCTCAAGAACAACTTGGTGCTGCTAGAGGTGCTGAGTTTGCTGGTATGACTGGTCAGGCTGAACAGGTCAGGGGTCTTCTTGGTGCAATTAGCCCAGAGTCTCAACGCATGATGGAGCTTCAGAACCTGCAAGCTGAACAAGCATACGCATCGTCGCAAGGACTATCCCCTCAAGAGCAAAGATCTGCAACTCAGGCTGCGCGTGAATCATATGGTGCTGCTGGTAGACTTGGTGGGAACCTTGGAATCGTGGGTGAAGCTATGGGCAGGGAGAGTGTATTGGCCCAGAAACGGCAAGAGGCGGCTGGACGCATCGGTCAGGCATACGGAACGTCACAACAGTTCTATTCTCCAGCCCTGAGCCTTCTGGGGGGAACTCCAACGTCATACAGCGCAGGTCAGCAATTCACTCAGTACGGAATGGGTATGCTAGGCCAATCGACTCCACAAATGATCAATCCAGACATTGGTGCAAACCTTGGTGCAGCGTATCGCAGGGATGTCCTTGGAGCACAATCGGCACAGGCACAGGCGAACGCATCTAAAAGTGCTGGTATGTCCGCTGGAACTGGTGCCGCTTTAGGTGGAGCAGTGGTTGTTGGCGCAGTACTAATCTAATGACAAAACTCGAACATACAAAAAATCTGATCCTTCGTGGAACCAGCGCATTTCCTAAAGGAGTAATTGCTTGGTCTGGCGGCAAGGATAGCATGGCATTACTTCACATTATGATGAAGTTGGGCATTTCATATCCAATCGTGTTCTTTCGTGAACCTTGGCAAGCGTGGAAGTACAAGTTCCATGACAAGTTGATTCAGGATTGGGGACTTCTGGTCTATTCGTGGCATCCACAATTGAGTCAATTCCAACAGACGGACGATGAGTTTGAAGTGCAAAACTTTTACCAAATCAACTCCACAGTCATGACCTGTCCAACAGGCATTGTGGAACCTGAGAAGGATCTTCCGTGGGTTTGTTCACTTGACATTCTGGAGCGTCCCAAGCAATCACATCTACAGGCAAGTGCCTTCGACTGCGTCTGGATTGGTCACAAGGGATGCGACTCAGACCCGATCTTGGGTGGTGATGCTGGAACTAGAA